CGGGGAACACACCCTAACATTCACCGAACACGTTGTCGCCCTAACAGAACCCGAACATGGTTCTGGTGGGGCGTTTAATTGAACGTTAAACCCTTGCCATACATAGACTTACATCACTTCCCATAACTTCTTACTTTACAAGGGTTTACAGCATAAATCCATCCGAATCCATCCTAGGTACCTGAGTGCCTCGAATACTGGAACGCGCCAGCGGGCCTCTCCGGGCGTCTGGTGGCATGTTTACATTCGCCCTCCAACCCTAACAACCGCCCTGACAGCCTCCAATCGCCGTTTTTATCATGGACCATACCCTCCTAACAGCCTGAAAACGGGGTTTCCTTGTCCGCTGTTCGGCGATACCCTAACAAACTTTTCTTCGTGATGTAAGTACAGCAACCGCAAGTACTTGTTGCCTGTTCATGGTTTATTCTGTCGAATACTGCTCATAATGCCCTTGCATGTTGCCGATGTTGTGTGTAGGTTCATTCCGTCGTTCTCTTTGGCAACCGAATACCGCCACCTGCCGGATCCTGCACTATGGGCTCCGGCAACCGGCACCACCACCACGCCCCCCGATGCCCGCATGAGCCGGTATCGCGGGGGGTGCCCTTCCCCGGCTGAACAACGGCGGGGAAGGGCACCGGATAAACGTGCGACGGGTGCCGGGGGTGCGAATCCCACCATCTCCCCTGCGGTTGTCAATAGTGCAGCCGCGCCGCAGGGGTGAATGAGTCCAGTAGGCTGACCCGTATCCCAGAGGGTACGGGAGTAGATTCCAGTCCACGCGCCACGCCGCCCCGCCATGGGGGCCGCCGGAGCCCGTGTAGAACGCCGACCGATGCAGGGGCCAGCAGGAATCGAGCCGCTATCCCGCCGTAGCACGCGGGCCCCGGACAATCGTATCCGCCGATAAAAACCTTACGCCGTGCGCGGGGGGCAATGAAAGGGCAGGAGCTGGACAATCACACAGAGTTATCAACCCCCGTTAATGGAACGCGGGGAGACTCAACAGCCGGCCATCCTCTAACGAGGGTGGCCGGTTTTCACCCTCCAACGTGGGGGGTTTTTTATTTGGATCCATGAAGGGACCAGACTGCTATGACTACTGCTATTGCTACCGCTACTTCCACCGACCTTGCTAAGTACATTGCCAGCGCCCGTGATGCCGTCAAGGCGTATAAGGCTTCATTGTGTATTGATATGCTCATTGGGGACGGGGACCACGATTGTCTCCGGAAGGCCCGGGTGGCCCTTGGGGCTCTTCGAGAATATGGGGAGACGAATCCCGGCACCCGTACCGCCCTTGATACTGGGGAGGGTAGGATCTCGGTAAACGGAATCGACGCATGGGAGGCCATCGTCTCGGGTTGTGGCATCAAGGGCGGGACTGCCCATGTCCGGAAGGGCAAAATGGCGAACGTGAAGGCTGCGGGCAAGGCCATTATGTCCGTCAAGTAATCCGTCAATCCGTCCCCTATTCGGCCCCCCGTCCCTTAATTGGTGCGGGGGGTTTTTCACATTCACTCTTGGAAGGAGTTATTTATGAACAGGTACAGCGTAGTAGGTCAGGGTTCCTCGTGGGCGATTGCCGACGATGTTGCTGAAGTAATGGTTCCCGGGATGGACTATTGCAACCGACTATCAGCCGAGGAGGCCTGCAGATGCATGAATGATGCCGAGGAAGCGTTCCTCAATATGGGCAGGGAGATGAGCATATGAACATCCTGTTTAGCGTTCTCGCTGCCGTTGGGCTGACTGGATCACCCGGCCCCGAGTTTGAGATGACCAGACTTGAGAAGGCGGTCCATCATGTGGAGTCTGGTGGGCGTATTGGTCCCGATATATACGGTGACAACGGCAACGCCATTGGACCTCTGCAGATATGGAAAAGCTGCTGGAAGGATGCCGTGCAACATGACCCGAGCATCGGTGGCCATTATGAGATGTGCCATGATCTCGAATACTCGTGCCTGATATTCCGGGCGTACATGGACAGGTATGCCGTGGAGCGTAGGTTGAAGCGTGTACCTACCGATGAGGACCGTGCTCGTATCTGGAATGGTGGCCCGAATGGGTATAAGAAGAAGGCTACTGATAAGTACTGGAGAAAAGTAAAGGAGAGACTCAATGACTCCAGTGAAAGTTTGGGATGAGGACAGCCAGTCATGGGAAAGTGGCTGGGTGCTAGTATCCCTCGATGAAGAAGGGGGTACTGCCGTGGTCAAGGAAGTGGATGAACATGGGGAGGATGAGTATTACTGTGAGCATCTTGCGGAGATTCGTACTGTTGACTGGGATGACTTCATAATGATTGAAAGGACTGACTGATGATTGAAATGACTGAAAAGCAGAAGACCTCACTCCTTCTTCTCAAGGAAGTGTGGGACAATGTAAGTGAACCATACTCACTGCCTTGTGATGACTGTGTGATGGTTGACGTGAGCATGAACAGCACAGGAGCAAAGATGGCTATCGGTATTGAGACTGATGGCTACTGTCACTCTTGAAAGGAGAGACTCAATCCATGAAGAACAAGCATGGATACGCATGCTATGACAAAGACAACTCCATGCCCATCGCTGCTGCAATCGAGAGGATACTTCGCGACACAGGCGATCAAGACAGGGCTCGGCATCTATTTTCACAGGCAATCAAGCACGGCCTGTTCGATGTTGACGGACACGTTCGCATCTATGAGAAGGTGGCGTGCATCGAGTTGCTGCAAAGCGCCGCACTAGGCTACAAAGACTTTCAACCACCTACCCCTACTTGGAGACAACCATGACTACGACCAACATGACACTGAACACACTCGAACGACGCGCACAAGACGCAGGCTTTTCAACGTCCCTGCACGCGAACGCGCTCTACGTCGGTGCGTCCAACCCTGAGGGCGGCATCGAGTGGGAGACCGTGCGCTACTTCACAATCCCCGGCTCCGGCGGTCGTTCTCGCCTCGCCTTCCTTGATGCAGAAAACGTGCCGTCCAACATGCTTGCACTGCTTGACTGACCCAGCACTCCCTCGCCTCGGACACAGGTCGGAGGGACTTCACAACCAACCATGAAGGAGACTGACTGATGCAGTTCTACACTGATCCCGAAAGAGAGAAGGATCCGAATGCCCTGCCGGATGCCGAAGTGTTCCACAGCAGCACTTATGGCCATGATGTTGAGGGGTACGATGACGGCTACTATTGGTGGTCCTGCTCACCCGGTTGCTTGCCTGATGGTGATGCAATTGGACCGTATAAAACTGAAGAAGAAGCTGTTAATGATGCCCGCGAAGGGCTTATATATTGAAAGGAAAGACTCAATGATTGATAGCGATGTTTTCGATACAGGTAAACGGGTCACTGCTGTGAGTAGTGGCCTGCTCAAGTTGCAGCGACCTGTCTATGGACGGGATGGCACTGTGATTGGATATGATTCTGATACCAAAGGTATTGAGGAGATATCTATTGAGTGGGATAACCCGATGAAAATAAGAATTAATTTCGACGATGGTGTCGAATGGATTTTTGAAAGGACAAACTGATATGACTAACCCTGAAGAGGAACAAAAGAAGCGTACGTTTCATATGTATGTGGGTGGTGGGCAAAATGATTTCACGTTCAAGAGATACCCACACGAAGTCAGGGATGAAGTACGCAATCTTGATGTCGGAGAATTCTGGTTCAACCCTGAAACTGAAGCAGGCGTTGAACGGATTGATTGATTTATATTTAATCTTGAAAGGACAAACTGACATGAATGATGATGAGAATGCTCGCATTCATCGCATGTACCATGCCCTGAAGTTTGCAGGCTCTGATGAGGAGTACGTCCAGAGCTACATTGCTAACAAGCTGGGCTGGTCCGAAGAAGAGACTGCCGAGAACATTCGTGGAATGCATGATTGGGTAGGGAGACAACATGACGAAGGATGAAAAACAACTGACGTTTGACTTTGTTGAAGAGGACGATGAGTAAAGGAGAGATGTGGGAGTTCGATGCTTCCATCCACGGCATCGAGGATCCCGATAGGCAGTGGGTGCTGATGTACAAGTGTGGTGACAGGACCGGCTACAAGTGGCACTGGAAGCCTGTGTCATTGAAGAGGAGCAAAGGTACTAAGAAGGTAGTCAAGATCCGTACCTATCCCTCGGAGGCTGCTGCTCTTTCTGTGGGTGAGCACTTGTATGGCAAGGGGTTTGTGAAAGCTGTCCCGTGGGAGGATGGCAAGTTCAAGGGTGAACCATATCCAATGAAAGGAATACGATGACTGATGAAATGGTTGATGTGTATAACAAGCTATCCAAGGGGGACTTTGTTACTACATACTTTGGTGATTGCATATCCAATGGGCGCTGCACAACATTGATTGTGACAAGCGGACCAAGGACTGTGAAATGCTCATGGGCTAAGGGGGGCCGCATCAGCAGGATCATCCTTAAGAATCCCGACAATCTTGGAGGTGTGAGGTACACACTCCGCAATGATGATGGTAGAGTCAGTCTCTCCGTAGGAGATATGGCTACTATTCTTTTCCGTCTTGATTACGGCAAAGGCAACAACTGATAACTTAGTCTTATTGAAAGGAGACTACCGATGGTTGCTACAATTCCAGTTCCGACGCATGCTGTTATGGGTAAGTGGGGCAAGGCATACACCACTGATCAGGTGTCCCGGCTTGCTCCTCCTGTACACACTGATACGCACCGTCCCAAGGATCACCATACCCTGTTTGATATGGTGTCCAATGCACTACAGCGTGCTGACTATGAACACTCCGAACCCCTGCACTATGTGGGTGATGGCAAGATCAATGGTCAGGAGGCACCGGCCAAGTTCATGACTGTGATGAACATCAGGCACAAGTCTGTGTCCAATGAGATCACCACGTTCGACAGGACACTCGATGTCAACCGACAGTTGTTCATACAGAACAGCTACGACAAGTCACTGTCCATCCGTCTGATTACGGGCATCGAGGTTCGCATATGCTCCAATGGTCTGACCATGGGCATGGTCGAGGACGATATCCGGCGCAAGCAGACCAAGAACGTTGACTCCGACATCTATTCAATTGTCTATGGCGGCGTTGACAAGATGCTTGCTCAGTACACTCAACAGGTCGAGAACATCCAGCGTCTTGGCAACACTGAGATGACTAATCGAATGGCTGACCATGTCATCATGGAGGCTATGCGCCGCAAGGTAATCAACCCTGCTGGTGTTGGCGATGTTTGGGACAAGTGGGAGAACCCAAACTATGATGAGTACAAGGGCCGCAACGCATGGTCACTTGTCAATGCTTTCACCGAGCGCAGCCGAGGTCGCTCTATGTTCAACCGTCACAAGCGTGACAATGATCTTCTCAGGATTGTTGACGAGTTCACCGGACATACTCCTGAAGTTGTTGCGGTCCAGTCTGGTGATGATTACAATGAAGTGAACGCACAGGGTCAGGTTGCCTCCTCCCCTGACTTCTGAGTAGTCATCCCCTCCTTTCAGCAACCCACGGTCAGCCAGTGACCGTGGGTTGTTTTTACTAAACAAGATCGAAGTGGTGTGTTATATTTCTATATCACTGAATGGAGGCTTTATGTCAATAAGAGTTAGAGGATCATCTTTCCAAGTGGACTTTGTTCATGGTGGGAAGAGGTATCGAAAGAATCTACCAACGAGGGCCGATGCAGAGAATTATGAGATCACTGCAAAGGCTCGGTTGATCAAGGGTCTTCCCCCTGATCAAGAAGAAGAACAAGCCGAACAGCAGAAGTCGAAGTGGCGCTGTTTGGATGTGTATCTCTGGACTGTCTACGAACAACGATGGTCCAAGCAGAAGTCATGGAGGACTACAAAGAACCGAATTAACAAGATGCTCCACGAACTTGATGGGTCCATGTACATCGATGACATCACTACTGATGCACTCGACAAGTATGTGGTCCAGCTTGAGCGGAACGGTAATCGTCCCGGCACTATCAATCGGAAGCTGAGTATCTTGAGTGCTGCACTCAAACACGCCTACCGTCGAGAAGAGTTGCAGAGGATGCCACACATCCCCCGTCAGGGTGAGCCCCCGACTAGGTTCAGGTGGTACTCCGAGGAGGAGCAGCGGCGCATCTTGACAGAAGCGAATGGTGTCAGCCGTGAGTTCTTCCTGTTGATCATGACTCTGTTTGATACCGGTATGAGGATCAGTGAGGCACTGATGTTGTCCGACATGCATGTCATGCTCGACAGCAGGGTGTTCATCCTGTCTAGTGCTGAGACCAAGAACTCATCTTCTAGGTCCATCCCGATGACTGATCGGTTGCATCAGTTGTATCATCAGCGACAACCTCACACCGGTAAATACTTCTCGATCTCATATGATCAAGTATGCAAGGACTGGTCATCTGTCAGGGACAGAATCGGCATGGGATCAGGCGACACAATTCATGCAATGAGACATACTTTTTGTTCAAGGTTGAGTCAGAATGGTGTCGATATGAGACGTATCCAAGAACTGGCTGGACACAAGGATCTAGCTACAACTCAGAGGTACACACACTTGGATGCGAAACGTCTATCGAGTGACATCGATAAATTAGAGGCTTGTACTGATCTTCAAGATTTGATACCGTGTGACACGAGACGTGACACGGTTGAGGATTTAACTTCTAACTGAGTGTGTATACTCTGAATAACAAGCCCGGAGGGATGGCAGAGCGGTAATGCAGCGGATTGCTAATCCCCTAGTTCCCTCCGGTTGAGCCCAGATTATACGCTTCTTGTGACACGGATCGTGACAGGAGCGGAATTTGAAACAGTCAGATCTTGATAAAGAAATGATTGACCGTGGAACCGACAGGTATCGCCTGAAGGTCCATAGGGCAACCGAACTGAACATTGAATCAACTCACCCTGCTGGTCAGCGTTTGCTTCAGAACAGCATTGTTGAACTCACTCAGCACTTCAAGGACTGGATCCACCATGCTCGGACATCCAGTGGTCAACGTCATCGTGCTGTTGAGAAGATTGAACAAGTACCCGTAGACGTTGCTGCGGCCCTGACAGCCCGGGCTACCCTCGATGCAATCTCTCAAGGACGAAAGCTCAACACCACGGCCGCCACCATCGGGGGTCTGATCGAAGATGAGGTCAAGTATCGAACCCTCAAGGAGGATTACTCCTGTCTGTGGGCTCAGATGAACCGGGTACTGGATCGATACAAGTCAGCCCAGAACAAAGCCAAGTTTATCGACAAGACCCTCAGATTCCATGAGATTGTTCTGCCCCGTTGGAACAATGACGAGCGGATACGGGTAGGCATTGTATGCCTTGAATTGATGCGGCAAGCTACTGGATTGATTGACATTGTTTCCCGCAAAGACATCAAGGGTAAAGCCCTTCAGTGGGTGGAGCCTACCCAAGACCTACTTGAATGGTTCAAGGGTGCTCACTCCCACATGGAGCTTCTTGATCCAGTATTCATGCCGACAGTCGAAATGCCCATGCCTTGGGTCAATGTGTTTGTGGGTGGTTACAACTCAAAGATGATCCGGCGCCGTCCCATGATCAAGACAGTGGACAAGACTCATCTTGATACTGCTCAGAATGCCAACATGCCCAAGGTGTACCGGGCACTGAATCAAGTGCAGTCCACTCCGTACATGATCAACCCGATGGTGTTGAATGTGATGGAGCATTACTGGGACAGGGGGCTGGAGGTCGGTGGTCTGGTCTCGTCAGAAGATGAGCCGATTCCCTCGAAGCCTTCCGACATCGCGACCAACACTGAGTCCCGTCGTGAGTGGAGGCGACGTGCTGCTCGGCAACACTTCGACAACGAGCGCAAGAGATCCCGCAGGCTACATGCCCTGAGAGTGCTGGGACTTGCCAAGAAGTTCATGGGCTACAAGTTTTATTCCCCGATGGGTTTGGATTTCCGTGGCCGTGGTTACTACGCCCCTCACTTTCTCAACCAGCAAGGCCCCGATTATGTAAAGGCCCTCTTTCTGTTCGGTAACAGTATTCCGATGACTGATGTGGGGGCGCAGTGGTTGTCTATTCACCTTTCCAACTGCTGGGGACATGACAAACTTTCATATGACCAGAGGATTGCGTGGGTGGATCGCAATACCAAGATCATCGAGGACATTGGCCGAGACCCCATCAAGTACAACGAGTGGACAAAAGCTGATGACCCTTGGCTCTTCCTTGCTGCTGCCAATGAGTTCCACCTGATGAGGTCCACCAAGAACTTCAGGACATCTCTCCCGGTCGGCATTGATGCCACCAATCAAGGCTTGCAGATCTACGCCCTTTCTCTCAGGGATCAGGATAGCGCACAAGCAACCAACTGCATCCCCTGCGAATTGCCCAACGATATCTACCAACAAGTGTGTGACACAGTGATCAGGATGATCGAGAATGATCGTCATGAATATGCAGCCGGATGGGTGAAGTTTGGGCTGACAAGAAAGACAACCAAGAGAAGCACCATGACCCTGCCCTATGGGAGCACGTTCTTCGCTTGTAAGAAGTACACCACAGAGTGGTTTTACGAGACCCTCAAGAAGGGGGCAGAGAACCCGTTTGGTGATGAGACTTACAAGCCGTGCAACTGGCTGGCCGAGAAGATATGGGAAGCTATCAGTGAAGTTGTCCATGCTGCTAGGCTAGGTATGGACTGGCTCCAGAAAGTGGCTGGGATATGCATCGACAATGAGGTGGTTCCTCAATGGACCACACCGCTTGGCTTCCCGGTGCGGATGCATTACGAGAAGCAAGAACATCTTCGTATCAAGACCAGTGTGTTCGGTGTGATCAGACAGACTAAAGTCAGAAGAGACAGTGGCGATCCGTCAAGGAGAAAGTCAGTCAATTCAATGGCGCCTAACTGGGTGCATAGTCTTGATGGCTTTGGGGGTTTGCTAGGAGAGACAATCAATCTTTCAATGGACGCTGGCGTCAATGATTTCATGGTCATTCATGATGACTATGAGACCCATGCTCCAAACATGCCGACGATTGCAGCGGCCGCTCGTCAGGCAACAGTCAATCTTTTTTCTGGAAATCTACTCGCGGACACCCGCAAGGAAATTCAGTATCTGCTACCTTCTGGGGTGGAATTACCAGAGCCACCACCTCAGGGCACACTTGATGTGTCACAAGTCAAACAGGCTCAGTATTACTTTTCATAATGGAGGCACCATGAAAACTAAGAACTATACAAGTCCCAAGGGTGAGGCGATTTGGCCCAAGATCACCAAGCCTGAAACCAAGTGGGACGCGGATGGAGTGTATGAGACCGGGCTGAGGCTGGATGCAGAGACGGGACAGAAGTTCAAGGCTTATCTCGAAGAGTTTCTCGACAAGCATCATGACAATGTTTGTAAGGAGCAGGGTAAGAAGGTCAAGAAGGGTAGTTTCAGCGTCAAAGAAGTAGAGGTTGATGGAACGCTCACTGGAGAGCTTGACTTCAAGTTCAAGATGAAGAGGCTTGCAGGACCAAGTGGGCGTCAGTGGGAGCAGCGCCCCGCGATCTTTGACAAGATGGGTAACAGGATTGATCCAGAGTCGATCAATATTGGTAGCGGCAGCACCATCAAGGTCAGCTACAGTATCTTTCCGTACTACACTGCCATGGTGGGTGCAGGGATATCTCTCCAAATGAAGGCTGTCCAGATCATCAATCTTGTTGAGTTCCACGGAGGGGACGCTCAGGGGTTTGGGTTTACTGAAGAAGAAGGCGACTTTGTATCAAGCCAAGAAAGTTCTGATGAATTTACCCTGAGTGAAGACAGCGACTTTTAAACTCTCTCTTCCCGTTGCACCTGTCCCCGCGAGTAGACCTCGTGTCACTCGTCGGGGGCATGTGTACTATGGGAAGAACTACTCAAACTTTAGGGTTGAAGCGGGTAGGTTTTTAGAGAGATTTGTCCCTCCCAAGGACCTACCCATTGACGCTGATGTTGAGCTAGATGTGACGTTTTACTGCAAGCGTCCAAAGACAACCAAGAGGATGCATCCAAGAGGAGACGTAGACAATTACTTGAAGACGTTGGATGTATTGAACGGAATACTTTGGCACGATGATGATCAGATCATTCGGGTCAATGCAAGAAAGGAGTTTTCTGATGAGCCACGAATTGAATTGGAGGTAACGTATGGCGAATTTTGTTCGACATGAGCCATGCGCCAAGTGTGGCAGCAATGACAATCTAGCAGTGTACGATGATGGATCGACCTACTGTTTCACACCCGGCTGTGGGGCAACAAGTCGAGCAACTCATGATTCTACTGAGGAGGTTCATGACATGGGTTTGATTGATATTGACTACATCGCGTTGTCGAAACGTGGTCTGAGTTTGGAGACATGCAAGAAGTGGGGATATGGGACTGCTACGTTTCGGGGCCAACCTGTTCAGGTAGCTAACTACCGCAACACTAATGGTGTCCTTAAGGCACAGAAGCTGCGTACTCCCAAGAAGTCTTTCAGTTGGCTTGGAGACCCCAAGGCAATCAATCTGTTCGGTGAGCACCTTTGGGAAACCAACGGCAAGCGTGTTGTGATTTGTGAAGGTGAAATTGATGCGCTGTCCGTCAGCCAGATACTAGACAACAAGTGGCCGGTTGTTTCCATACCGAACGGCGCAGCGGCAGCAGCCAAGGCTATCACCAAGAGTATCGAGTGGCTTGAGTCATTCGAGGAAGTCGTATTGTGCTTCGATCAGGATGAGGCTGGCCGGTCTGCGGCGAACTCCTGTGCTCCCCTCATCACCCCCGGCAAATGCAAGATCGTTCACGGTCTACCAGAAAAGGACGCTAATGAGTGTCTGATCCGGGGCAAGCATCGCGAGTTGAACCAAGCACTATGGGAGGCCAAGACATTCAGGCCCGATGGCGTCATCAGTGGTCAAGAGCTTTGGGATCACATCAACAAGGAGGAGACAGGCTGGTCAGTTGAGTATCCTTGGGAGGGATTCAACACCTCATTGCTCGGTATGCGTGGCGGTGAGCTTGTTACTCTGACGGCAGGTACAGGTATTGGCAAGTCAAGCGTATGCCGTGAGCTTGCCTATGATCTTGTGTCGAATGGGCATAAGGTTGGGTACATTGCCCTAGAAGAGTCTGTGAAGAAGACTGCTGAGTGCTTGATGGCGATACATCTGGATACTCCTCACACTCAGTTTGATACCGTGGCCGATCATCGTAAGCGTGAAGCATTCGATGCAATACTCGGCAATGGCAATCTGGTCCTCTATGATCACTGGGGCAGTCAAGATCCCGCCCGTTTGCTGGGTCAGGTCAGATATATGTGCAAGGCACTTGATTGCAAGTTCATCTTCATTGATCACCTTTCTATTTTGGTCAGTGCTCTTGAGGAGGGTGATGAGCGCCGGATGATCGACAACACCATGACCAAGCTGCGTGCGCTTGTGGAGGAGACGGATACCCACTGTGTTCTTGTGAGCCACCTCAAGCGTCCTGACGGCCGTGGTCACGAGGAAGGGGCTGCCACATCTCTGAGTCAGTTGCGTGGATCACACGCCATCGCCCAACTATCTGATGCTGTAATCGGCTGTGAGAGAAATCAACAAGATTCATTGGAGTCACGGAACACAGTTATCCGAGTACTGAAGAACAGATATGCAGGCACCACTGGGGTGTGTTCAACGTTGGAGTACAACCCCAGCAGCGGTAGATTGCATGAGTACATCAGCCCATTCGGAGCAGGAGGACAAAATGCATGAGCTAGTATTCGACATTGAAACCAACGCCATCGAGGATTGGGATGAACTCAGTGACCTGAGGGTGATCCACTGCATCGCCATCCAAGAGCCAAGGTCTGATCAGGTTGATGTTTACTCGGACAGCTATGGCGAGGATAAGAACCTCATACACGGGTTGATTAGATTGGGCATGGCTGATCGGATCATTGGTCACAACATCGACAGGTTTGATCTCAAGGCTATCAAGAAGTTCTACCCGTCTTTCTCCTTTGCTAACTGCCACTCGATTGACACTCTTCTTGCTAGTCGGATTATGTCTCCTGATGTGGTTCGGACTGACTGTCAGGATCCTGAGTTCCCCACCAAGTTGCGTGGACGGTACAGTCTCGAAGCATGGGGTCATAGACTGAAGTTCAACAAAGGTGACTTTGGCAAGCAGACTGACTGGTCTGTGTTCACTCCTGAGATGGCTGATTATTGTGCTCAGGATGTTCGGTTGAATTCGAAGCTGTGGCTGGAGATACGGAAGACGTTTGTATCTGAGGTCTATGCGATGGAGCGAGACTTCAGGGATATTCTGATCAAGCAAGAAGAGAATGGTGTTGTGTTTGACGAGGAGGCAGCCTTCAAACTTCACACCGAGTTGATTGGCCAAAAGATTGACTTAGAGAAGAAGCTGACTGAAATCTTCCCTGCTCAAGAAGAGCACATGAAAACTCCTCAGTATTACTTTGATCCAAGTACTGATGAGAGGTATGAGCGCAAGAAGGACGCCCCCCATGCCATCAAGAAAGTGTTGAAGCCCGGACCTCTTCGTAAGCGTGTTGTCCCCTTCAACCCCGGAAGTCGCATCCAGATAGCCAATGCCCTGATCAAGATGTATGACTGGAAGCCCTCCGAGTTCACTGGTGATGGCAGACCGAAGGTCGATGAAACTGTCTTGACTAAGTTGAAATACCCTGAAGCCAAGGTCCTTTCACAATATCTGATGATCTGCAAAAGAATTGGTCAGCTTTCTGAAGGTAAAGAGTCTTGGATACGGAGCAGTCGTGAGGGCCGCATCCACGGACACGTTCAGTCCATAGGCACCGTGTCTGCTCGGTGCAGTCACTCGCGTCCAAATTTGGCACAGGTCCCCGCGCTGGGTTCTCCGTTCGGGAGTGAGTGTCGGGAGTTGTTCAAGCCGACCCCCGGTATGCTCATGGTTGGCTGTGATATGTCAGGGTTGGAACTTCGTTGTCTTGCTCACTATCTAGCAAAATGGGATAAAGGCGAGTACATCAAGGTGATCCAAGAAGGTGACATCCACCAGTTCAACGCTGACAAGATGGGGGTCGATCGAGGTGTGGGTAAGGGCATCATGTACGCCACCCTTTATGGGGCGGGTGATGCCAAGATAGGTCAGCTTGTTGGGGGCGGTCGCCGTGAAGGGCGCCATATGAGGAATATGCTGGAGAGTGGTATCCCTGCATTGAAGATGTTGAAGCGTGCGATAAAGAACAGACTCAAGACACAGGACTGGCTCCCCGCCATTGATGGTCGCCGGCTACCAATAAGGTCTGATCATGCTGCCCTCAACCTACTGTTGCAGTCGGCTGGCAGCATCCTGATGAAGCAGGCAACAATCAAGATGAACAGATACATTCGACAGAACAAGCTCCAAGCAAACCAAATCATGCATGTACATGACGAGGTTCAGTTTGAGGCATTTGAAAGTGAGGCTGAAGATGTTGGGAGAATTGCAGTACAATCCATGCGTGAGGCGGGTGAACCCTACGAGTTTCGATGTCCACTCGATGGAGAATACAAAATTGGACATAGCTGGGCCGACACTCACTGACCTTGCATGGCTTGCAGGGTTTGTGGATGGAGAAGGTCATGTGGCCCTGAAGGAAGGATGCCCCGCCATCGATGTTTATAGTGTTGACTATAAACTTTTAGAAGAGGCTCATAAGATTGGCGGTGGTAATTTATACGCCCAAAAAAGAAAGACTCATGATCATTGCTTTTTCAAGTGGCAAGTGATGGGAGCCGATGCCCGAGACTTGATGAGGACTCTGTATCCTTACTTGAAGTACAAGAAACCACAGGTCGATATCATTCTCATGGCCCCCTTCTTTAATGTGTCAAAATGTTTGGTCAGGAAAAGCATGTATGCACGACTCAAAGAGTTAAAGCATCAACGGAGTTACCTCCCCTACAAGTTTAGGAAATTAAAATGAGTGAATCACTTGAATATGTAACGACAACAGCGATGCTGAACGAGCTTCGTAGGAGGCATGATTGCATGGTCTTCTTGGGAGCCAGCAACAGAACGGAAGACATCGAGGACATCACTGTGGGGTTTGAGGGTGCTTTCCATGCTGTCTTGGGATTGATCGAACTAGGGAAAGTTGCAGTCATGAATGGAATCAGCGATGACGAGAACCACGCTAGTGATTGATGGAGACATACTCCTCTGGGAGTGTGCTCTTGCAGTAGAGGAGCCTGTGGACTGGGGTGATGATCTTTGGACTCTCCACGCCGATGCGGCTCAGGCAAAGATGCACCTTGACGTTACCTTTGCCAGACTGAAGGACAAGTTAAACGCCGTAAATATGGGTATAGCCTTTAGCTCCTCAGAGAACTGGAGAAAGTCAGTTCTTCCTACTTACAAGCACAACAGGAAGAAAACCAGAAAGCCTGTAGTGTTTTATGGGTTGAAGGAGTATGTCCGTAGTACCTACAAATGCATTGAGGTTCCTACCTTGGAGGCTGATGATATTTGCGGGGTCATCATGACCGCTGGAAACACTTCGTTTTACAGGACAACGGCAGATGAGAAGATACTGGTATCATCTGACAAGGACCTTTTACAGATCCCCGGCCTCCACTACAACCCCAATAAGCCTGAGAATGAGATCTACGAGGTCACCCCAGATCAGGCTCAATACAACCACATGTTCCAGACCCTGACTGGGGACACCGTGGATGGGTACGGAGGGTGCCCCAAGGTGGGGCCAAAGACTGCGGCAAAGATATTAGACGGGGTTGACCCGGATGACCGATGGAGTGCTGTGGTTGAGGCTTATGCCAATGCAGGACATTCTGAGGAAGAGGCTCTGGTGCAGGCTAGAGTCGCTAGGATCCTCCACAAATCAGATTACAACTTCGGCAAAAAGGAGGTAAGACTATGGAAGCCGACAACATAAACAGAGAAAGACTTCTTGAGATACACCATGAGGTCTGTGCCAAGGCCAGAGATCTCATGTCCAAGAAAAACCACGACTACTCAGGGGGTGCTGCCGCTGATGACCCATTTCTCAACTTTACCCGAGTTGAGCGGCTGGGGATCACGGACACCAAAAGGGGTTTCATGGTTCGACTGACCGACAAGCTCTCTAGGCTTATTACCTTTCTTGACACGGGATTATACTCAGTCGAGGATGAAAAAATCGAGGATACGGTCATGGATATGATTAACTACACCCTGCTGTTTTACGCATACACCCAGCAGGAGAAACGAAAGGCACACTATGAGGATAATTCCACCCTTGGACAGATCCCTGATTGAGGCTCTTGATGAACGTGTGCCTGAAAGATGTCCTGACCCATCATGGTCAGACCGTGAAATATGGCTCTATACGGGGAAACGTGAACTCATTCGGCTACTGATTTCAGAACTTGAAGCCCAAGAGGACAACATTTTAAAGGATTGAACTATGTGCTCAGCATTATTTGGGGGCAGTCCTGCTCCTCCACCCCCACCGCCGATTGTAGCTCCTCCGCCTCCACCCCCACCAATTGTGATTGCACCCCCTCCTGCCGCCCAGATGATCCCCAAGAAAAAGGAACAACTCAGGCCCGGAAGCCCTGTAAAGCGTGCCCGTGGTGGCGTCCGTCGCCGGGGTAAGGCAATGCTCAAAATCCCCCTCAACACATCCGGTAGTGGAATAAACATCTAATGGACACTCTCAAGTCAATTTACCTCAAATGCTCAGGTGAGCGTCAGCCCTACCTTGAGCGGGGTAGAGACGCTAGTGCCCTCACCATCCCCTCTCTTCTCCCTGAAGAAGGCACCACGGCCCACCGCCGCTTTGGCGTCCCTTATCAAAGCATAGGTGCCCGTGGGGTCAATAATCTGGCAGCAGCGTTGCTCCTGTCATTGCTCCCTCCAAATGCTCCCTTTTTTAGACTTCAGATTGCTGAAGACGTTGAAAGAGAACTAGAAAGCCTCGACCCAAAAATCATTACGGAAATCGAAAATTCCCTGTCAGATATTGAAAGATCTGTCATGGATGAGATTGAACGGTCAGGTGTCCGAACCGGACTCTTTGATGCCGTCCGTCACCTTGTTGTCACCGGGAACGCGCTCCTTTACTTCCCTGATGGCGGCAACATGCGTGTGGTTCACCTAGATCGATACGTCGTGAAGAGATGTCCCCTCGGCTTTGTTCGCATGGTGGTCTTGTTGGAAAGCGTATCTCCGTCAATGCTCCCTGAGCAAATGAAGGAAATGCTTGGAGATAAGACTTCTTACGATGACCATATCGATATGTACACCGGAATGGTCACCCGTCTTGATGGCAAGGTTGAGGTATTTCAAGAGGTCAACGGCCAAGAGATCGATGGCTCCAGACGGGTCCTTGACCCCGAGGATTCCCCCTTCATCCCCCTAAGGATGAGCCGAGTTGACTCTGAGAATTATGGCCGAGGCTATGTAGAACAATATCTTGGCGATCTTCAGAGCCTTGAAGGACTCACCAAGGCCATCGTTGAGGGTTCAGCAGCAGCAGCCAAGGTGCTGTTCCTTGTCAACCCCAACGGGACAACGAGAGCTAAGACCCTTTCCGAGTCCCCTAATGGAGCGATCAGAGAAGGAAGCGCCAATGATGTCAGTGTTCTTCAGAGCCAGAAAGCGTCCGATTTCTCTGTTGCTCTCAACACAACTAGGGACATTAAGGAGAGGCTCGCGTATGCGTTTCTACTGCTTGAGGGGTCTATACGAAATGCAGATCGAGTTACGGCTGAAGAAGTAAGGCTGGTTACTCAGGCCGTCGAACGGCAACTAGGTGGCATCTACAGCATTCTTAGTCGAGAACTGTCGCTGCCTTTGGTTACCCTTGTTATGAACAAAATGCGTCGGGATAATGCACTGCCCAACCTTCCCGATGACAAGATCAAACCAGTTATTATTACTGGTATTGAAGCCCTCGGGCGAGGAAATGATCTCAACCGTCTTGATACTTATTTAGCAGGAATTGGTCAACTCCTTGGACCTGAGGTGCTTCAGAACTACATTGATGTTGGGGAGTATTTGAAGCGTAGAGCTATGGCCCTTGGCATTGATACCAAGGGACTTGTGCGGACTCCTGAGCAACTTGCTCAGATGCAGTCAGCACAACAGCAGGCTATGATGGCCCAGCAACTTGCTCCGCAAGTAATGGCCCAAGCAAACAACGGAGACTAAACATGGCTGATTATCAGAAGGTAGAGTTTAAGTCGGAGCCCTCCTCGGCCGACAACCCCGATCAGGTCCCGGCACTTGAGACCCCTGAGGCCCCACCTCAGCAGGAGTTCCCTGTTGAGACCCCTCAGGAGCCTGTCGTTGAGCGTCCTGAGTGGCTGCCTGAAAAGTTTGAGAGCCCAGAAGCTCTTGCCTTTGCTTACAAACAGCTTGAGCAGGAGTTCTCTAAGAAGGGCAACAACGAGCAGCCTGTTGAACAGACTAACGCTATTGATCCCGATACATTTATGGCTCTTTCAGAGGAGTTTGACCAAACTGGTGATGTGTCCGAGGCATCTAGGGATCGTCTTGCTTCCACTGGAATCCCCCGTCAGTTCATCGATGAGTACATTGAGGGACAGAAGATTGTTGCTGAACAGGCTGTACAGGACATGTACAACACTGTCGGTGGTCAGGAGGCTTATGACAACATGCTTCAGTGGGCATCACAGAACTTGTCTGATACTGAGATTGATGTTTTTAACGATCTCGTTGCCAGCACTCAGGAAGAGGCTTCGATGGCTGTCAGTGGACTGTATGCCCGTTTCATGCAGTCAGGTGATACCCCACCAACCAAGCAACCCCTTGTTCAAGGCGATACCAGCCCCGAACTTCCTAGTGGTAGTTCCTTTCAATCACGGGCGCAGGTGGTTGAGGCCATGTCAGACCCACGTTACAAGAAGGATCCTGCGTACCGTCAGGAAGTATATCGTCGCCTCCAGAACACCCAACAGATGTAGTTTCTAGCTTCAGCAAAAACCACATCTTGGGGAAAGAGATGCAAGATCATTTAATGACTATCGCTATCAGTATCGCAGGACCAGCAATACTTGGGGTGTTCGGGTTCTTGTGGAGAGTCAACAGCAAGCTCTCAATATTGGAGCGAGACATTAAAGCTCACGATCTGCGAATTCGTAACAACTCTCAACAGTTATCAAAGCACTTCGATAAGGCTTTCACAATCAGGAAGAACATAGATTGATGATCAGACACTTCTGGATCTTTCTTCTCCTGACAGGGTGCCAGACCATTCCAACAACAGGTGTTCCCAATATGGGGTACACAGACAACCTTAAGCCTCCTCCGGGGGAGCCCTTGGCGATGCTGTCATGGATCTCAGGGTTGAGTATCCTTGGGGGCGTCGCCCTTCTGGTTGTGACCAGTGGCCGCAAAGGCAAGTGGGCCATCGGAGCAGGAGTAGGATTGATACTCCTGAATCTTATGATCCACAGGTTCGATACCTATCTATTCATCCCTGTGCTGATATGCACCGGGGTTATTTCAGCAGTTTGGACGTACAAACTAATCAGGCAAACCCTAGCGGAGAAGAAAAAGAAAACATGAGTGCATTCCTTGGGACTATTTGGTTTATGCTGCTGCTGTCTGTTGTCAGCTTCTGTGCGGGCATGGTTTTCAAGGCCCCACTTCTCAAGCTGATTAATAAAAAGATCAACAATTAATCCTCGCGTGTGCGAGGTTTGTTTTAACGATGGCGATGTTGAGGGATCTAGCGATGCCCAGCCCGCTGCGGTGGATAACTGAGAACTCTTAGTTACCGATACTGACCATCACAATCTGTATCTAGTAAAACAATTATAGGAGTTTTCACATGGCTTATATGGAACCATCCGTCAGTCGCCTTGGTCAGAAGAATCTGTCCGGTGACAACGACGCACTTTTTCTCAAGGTCTTCGCCGGGGAAGTTCTCCAAGTATTTGAAGAAACCAACCTGCTCATGCCGATTACCCAGCAGCGCAGTATCTCTTCTGGCAAGACCGCGCAGTTCCCCGTTGTGGGCACTGCGTCTGCTGCCTACCACACCCCCGGTGAGTCGCTTCTGACCACTGATGATGGGTCGGGCGCTACCAAGTATCTTTCCCGCATCAAGCACTCTGAGCGTACCATCAGCATCGATGGCGTTCTGGTGTCCTCCGCGTTCATGGCGGACATTGATGAGGCTAAGAACCACTTCGATGTGCGCTCTGCCTACACCACTCAGATTGGTCGTGAACTGGCTTACCACGCTGACCGTGCGCTTATCCGTACTGTCATCGCGGGTGCCCGTGCTGATGTGGACCGCTTCGGTGGTACTGATGCCAAGTTCCTCGGTGCTCAGGTCAACACCACCGGTGGTGATACTGCATACACCGCCGAAGAGCTTATTGAAGCATTTGCTGAGGTTGCTCAGAAGATGGATGAGGCTTCGGTCCCGTCTGAAGGCCGATACATGATCCTGAACCCAGCGCACTATTACCTGCTGACCAAGTCTGGCAACGCCGCCATCAACACCGACTTCGGTGGTATGGGGTCAATTGCTACGGGTGAGGTCGCTCAGGTGTCCGGCATCCGCGTCATGAAGTCCAACCACATCCCGACTGGTACTGATGCAGAAGGCTCGATCTTCAAGAGCATCCTGATCAACAACGATGTGTATGACGATCACGATAGCACCGGCAACGTTGGGGGTGGATACTCTGCCACCGCTGCATACAACACCGTTGGTATCGCCTTCCAGAGCGAGGCTGTTGGTACGGTCAAGCTGATGGATCTCGCTGTTGAAAGCGAGTACCAGATGGATCGACTTGGCACCCTGATGCTCGCGAAGTACGCTATGGGTCACGGTATCCTCCGTGAAGAATGCTGCTTCGAGATTGTCACTGCCTAATCAGAGCTTGAGTCTCCCTTGGGGTGGGTCGCTTAACAGCGGCTCACCCCTTTCTAACTAAGGAGTTGCAATGCCAACAAAGACAACGGAACTTGAGGCTGTTAATACAATCCTCTCCACTGTTGGAGAACCTCCCATCAACAGCTTCACTGGTGCTCAAGGAGCCGATGCGACTATTGCTCGTAATGTTCTTACTGAGGTATCCAGAGAAGTTCAGAGTCAGGGATGGCATTTCAATACCCTGTTCGATCAGACCCTGACCCCCACCTCTACAGGCGACATCACCCTTGCTGAGGAAGTCCTCAGGGTCGATAACGACAACCTACTCAAGAATGTCCGGGGAAACACCGACGCTAACCTAAACATGACTGAGGACCGTGAGGTCATTCAGCGTGGAAACAGACTGTTCGATAAGACCAACAACACATTCACTTTCACTTCCCCAATCAAGGTCACCACAGTTCTCGTGTATGACTTTGAAGATCTACCTGAGCCTGCCCGAAGGTACGTCACTGTCCGAGCCTCACGCATATTCCAAGACCGCATGCTGGGGTCCCAGAAGCATCACCTGTTCACCATGCAGGATGAAATGAAAGCGCTCTCGACTCTCAAGGAGTTTGAGGGAGATACCAGTGACCGCACCATCTTCGATAACAATGATGTATTTGCCACTATCAATCGTAAAGGCGCTCTTCGTGGAGTGAGATACTGATGACACTTATCACCAATGAAGTTCCAAACATGGTTGGGGGTGTCAGTCAGCAGCCTGACTCAATGAGACTAATCAACCAATGCGAGGCTCAAGAGAACGCTGTGGCGAATACTGTTGAGGGGCTAACCAAGCGTCCCCCGACCGAGCACATCAAAGAGCTACTCGACAACCCCAACGACAACCTGTTCATCCACCATGTCAACCGCGACAGCACTGAACAGTATTTTATTGTCTGTGATGGAGACAACGACGCCAACAACATCAAGGTTTTTGATATGGCTGGTGTAGAGAAGACTATCACCGCAGATAATGAAGGTGATGCCCCCGAAACTGGTCAGGCATATCTGACCACCACAACCCCCCGAACCTCACTGAAAGCTGTGACGATTGCTGATGTGACCTTCTTGGTCAACTCAGAGAAGACGGTGGCCCATTCAACCTCCTTGTCATCATTTTCCCGTGGCCTCACTTCGGCCCCCAATGAGGCTCTGATTGTGGTCAAGAGATCCCCTTCCAACTTCAGCAAGTGCAAGATTGAACTAAAGGTCAATGATACAGATGCCGGACTTACTTCGGATGGGACTTCTGATGACTTTGGCAATGGTGGAGTTTCTGGCGATGGTCTTGACGCAATAGCCACGGCTAACCGTATTGTCACTGCCCTCAACGGCAACACATTCCCACCCACTACGGGATCAACCCTTACTGCTGTCAATAATGAAACCACCGTTATTTTCGTAACCGGAACAGCAGACTTCAGTCCCACCGTCTCTGATGGTCAGGGAAATGAGATTGTTGAGGTCATCAAGGACAAGGTACGCAAGTTTACTGAACTGCCCCAGATTGCAGTTCATGGGATGATCATTGAGATTGAAGGTGATCCTGAAGCTGAGGTAGATAACTACTACTGTAAGTTTGAAGCTGATGACCCTACGATCACCACCAAGCCCAGTAAGGGTAGATGGATCGAAACCACCGTTGGAGGCATCAATAACGAGTTCGATTTCTCAACCCTCCCTCACATTCTTATTCGACAAGCTGATGGTACTTTTAAGTTCACGGCTGCTGATGGCAGCTTTGAGGGGGGCACCGCCGACCCCCCAAACATGGGACAACTGAAATTCCAACCCCGACTTGTGGGCGATGAACTGACCAACCCAGCCCCAACTTTCATAGATAACAAAATTAGTGATGTGAGCTTCTTCCGGAACAGGCTTGTGTTCCTGTCCGGGGAAAACGTCATCATGTCTGAGGTCGGTGAATACTTCAACTTCTATAGGACCACAGTGGCCCAAATACTGGACTCATCAGTGATTGATGTGGCCGTAGGAGGTACGACTGTATCCAACCTGAAGCAGGCTGTACCCTTTGCAGGCCGTCTGGTTCTGTTCTCAGATACCAGTCAGTTCAGCCTCCAAGGGGAGCCCAACCTTAGCCCCATTAACGTATCGATTACCCCCCAGACTGGGTTTGAGATCACCGCAACAACCAAGCCTGTGGTGTCTGGATCCAACCTATTCTTCGGGATACCCCGAGGCGACTTCAATGGCGTCAAGCAGTTCTTTAAGGTCAATGAGCTTGATGTTCAGTTTGAGGCTGTTGAAGTGACTGCCCAAGTGCCCAAGTACATCAAGGGCACTATCACCAAGATGGCCGCAACAACCCATGAGAATGTGCTTCTTGCGATCACGGACAATGATCCCGGCGTCATGTACGTCTACTACTACTTTGAAGTTGGGGGCGAACGCCGACTGTCTTCTTGGTCCAAGTTCACCTTTGGATCGAATATCTACTCAATTAACTTTATTGACACCACCCTATTTATCCTGTTCAAGAGAGGCACCAAGCTGGTCCTTGAAAGCATGAAGATGCAGACTGGGTTGACAGATGCTGGATCTAATTATGTGACCCGACTGGATCGAAGGGTGTCAAAGACAGGCACCTACGACGCTGCCACTGACAAGACCACCTTTACAGGGTTCGAGTACACGCCCTCAACTAGCTCTGAGGTAGTCACCTCTGATGGACTCTCCCTGACAGTGACTGACCGAGCGGCTGGATCTGTGTCTGTTCAGGGAGACTTCTCCTCTGGATCAGTGTTCATCGGCGAACCCTACACTATGAGGTATGAGTTCAGTAAGCCCATGCTCAAGGCAGCGAACTTCAGGAACAACCAAATAACCACACCTTCGACTAGGGGCAACCGCCATCAGATTAGGTATATGACCATCCTGTTTGCCGACACGGCATTCTTTGAGGTTAAAGTTACTCCTGAGTTTAGAAGCTCCACAAGTTATACTTTTACTGGCAGGAACCTTGGGGATTCCTCAAGCACTACTGACCAGATCCCTCGCGAAAGTGGGGACTTCCGAGTGCCTGTGTTTGCCCAGTCAGATCGAGTAAAGATAGAACTACTCAATTCAAGTCATCTACCTAGCGATTTCCAAACTACTCAGTTCGAGGGAGAGTTCACATCAAGAAGGGCCACCCAAAGCTAATGAAAGTGAGTTTGAGGCGATCTATTCTCCCAGACATTACCCAGCTTCATCCTCATCTCAGAAATCAGGATCTTAATGAGCTTAAGGCTTTGGGTATAAAGCCTCGTACTTCTCTGATGTATGGGTATCTACACGGCGAGTGCTTCACAGCCATGTGCGAGGACACCGTGCTTTGTATGTACGGAGTGATCCCTAAGGAAACTGGGGGGTGTATATGGATGCTGTCTCGGAAAGGAATTGAAAAATTCGCCCTTCCGATTTCGCGGCTTGCCAAGGCCGAGATTGAACGTATGTCTAAGAAGTACTCTATGCTCCACAACATTGTTGATGAGCGAAATAAAATTGTACTTCGCTGGTTGAAGATGCTTGGGTTCAAGTTTGGGTCCAGCTACATTATTGGACCTAATAAACATTCATTTAAGGAGTTCTACCTATGGGCGCAGCTATAGCAATGCAGGCAGCGCTTGCCGTCGCCCAGTTTGCAGCGGCTGGCTCTCAGGCTCGTCAGAACAACAGGTATCTTCGGCAACTCCAGATACAGCGAAATAAGCAGTACCTCGCAAACATTGAATATCAGCGCAAGCTGATGGAGTTCTATACCAAGAGGTATCAGGAGACCGCAAAGTCGGCCATGGCTGATGCTGACCAGCAGTATTCAACTGTGTTTGATGCCATTGGACAGAGACGGGCGCAGGCTGCTGGGACCATTGAAAGGTACTCCAGACAGGCCGCTCAATCGTCTGGGCGCTTCCGCACCACCAACACTGAGACAACCGGACAGTCCAAGAGACTGGTACTAGACAACTTCGCTCGTAATGAAGCCGCAGCCGCCTCGGTCATCCATGACAACCTTGAGGGGTTCATGAGGCAGTCTCAGCGGCGGCTGGCGAGTATTAGGGCTACTGCCCAGAACAGAATCAATCAAGCAATGCCGGCCCCGATGCAGCCAATTTTCCCCGGTGAACAGGTGCAGACTGCATATGTCCCCGGAGGTATGGACTTGGCTATGAGCTTGGCGAATGTCTATGCATCTAATTATGCTCAAACTCAGGGCCAACTCCCCGACAATCAGCAATCATTCTCTGATGTCAACGCCGCAATGTTCAGCTTTTAATGGAGCCATTCGATGGATGAACCAAGTTACGACGTTATAGCTAACCCTATTTCGTCCTTCACCACCTTTGGTGAAGCTGCCCCATCACAGCAAGTAGTGGCCCGAGAAAACCTTACTCCACCGGTCGATTTCATCAGTCCACTTGTCAGACAGATGGAGATGCTGTCAAACACCCTTGCGGGCATCTTTGCTGAAAACAAGCGCAAGGAGTCCCAACAGGCCCTTGTCATGGGTGGGACAGAAGTCGAAGCCTCCCTCCCAGAGATCTTGAAGGCCCGCAAGGAAAACGCCCTTGATGTGGCTACCTTGGTGGACAAGGGGATCCTCACCAATAATGAGAACCCGTGGTTTGCCGTGGGTGCCCGAAGGGCTCTTGCCAAGCTGAATGTTGAGGCCGTCAGCGACATGATTGATCGTGACCTCGACAACGACTTCCTTCAGGGTGGCGACCTGATGGATAATGATGAACCCACGACGGCAATCGCTAACTACATGGGGAACAAGATGAACCCCCTGAACATCGCAGAGTCTGTTCAAAAGGATTATTACTACGCCTCAGCTTTTGAAGAAGGGTTCTCCAAGATTCGCCGGCGTGCGACCAAGAGACTAATTGAACTCAGGACCACCAAGGAGTATGAGGATCAAGTCAATGCGCTCCGTGCTGATTTAGGTTTCGCTCTTAGAAATGGCTCAGAAAGACCGGACATCAACCCAAATGCTATGGGACTTGATGGTGAACCCATCACTGCTCTTGATCCTGAAGCTGCCGCAGTTAGCGTTCTGGGCGACTACAACTATCGAGCAGCGTTTGGCAACTCTAAAACACTCGAAATAGGGGGACTCCACCTGCTGGATCTAGCTAAGGATGGGGATCAGCTTGCACTGCAAGTATTGACCCAGACCAAATTGCCAAACGGTAAGACCCTCCTCGAATCCAGTGATGCTGTTAAGGTTCAATACGACCTTGCAGAAGATCAGATTGCGGGGGCCATCTCAAGGGCAAATAACGAACTAATCAAGGCAAGAAATATTGCTACTGTTGAAGATGCAAAGACTCGGATCGCAGTTGAGATGGGATCTGTTGGGTTGAACATCAACGCCATTACTCCTGACTTCATTGCTAACCGGGTTGAGGGTGTCGAGATTGATCCACGGGATGGATCGCTGTTAATTCCTCAAGAGGGTGGTGATCCTAAGAAGATTCCTTTTGATGAAATGAAAGATAGAGCAAGGGTCAACAGGCATCAGACCCGGCAAAGGGCCGCTTCTCAGGCAACTGATGATCCATTTAAGGCTTCTTTCGCTGCCGCTCAATCCAGCTTTAATCAGGACAAGTATGTTGACCCCAACATCAGGATCCTTCTGGCTGATGGTATGGATCTCATTGAGGGTGGCAGAAACACCACTGAGGAAGACATCCCCAAGATCCAAGCGGCTCTTGCCTATTACCGGATGTTTAAGAACAGTGAAGACAAGTCCCTCATGGGTGCATTCCTTCCAAAGGAAGGTGAGCAGGAGATGTATTACCTTCTCGATATCCTAGAGCGAGGTGATCAGGGGCAGTTTGGAGACCTTGGAATCGGCTCAGGAGACATCGAGAGAGCGATGGCCACCTTGAGTAGAGTTGGTGGAATTGAATTGACTGCCAGTGACATCGAGTTTACTGGGCAAGATGGGATACGAGAAGAGCTTGAAAGTTCTATCCGTAAAGCTGGATTTGATCCTGTACTTTCACAGCGGCTGATCAAACTTGCTGAAATTAGGTACAAGATAATGGGTACTGGTGGGGAAAATGCGGCTTCTTTCGCAAGCCAGCTTATCAACACCTTTACTGTCACGCGTAAGCACTTCTCTTATATGACAACCTCAGGACTGTCTATCAGTGAGGACGAAGGAGAGGCCCTATTTACAAACCTTATTGAGGCCATGCAGGACAGTAAGGGTGAAAGACTCCTCAAGATAACTGAGGGACCAGTTGCCTCTTTGGTTCATGAACTTGCTCTCCAACAGTCTGATGGTGAACCCGGATCTGATGAATACAAAGAAGTTCTTTCACAGATCAAATTTGTGAATTCAGGGGAAGCAGATGGTACTTTTAGGATTGTCTATAACAACACCTCGACCTTTGACAGGTTGACTGAGGCGGACTTCAGGAGACAACACTTTGTCACTCTGGCTGCCTTGAGAAGTCGTAAAACAAATCCCGTTGTCAACGGCGAATTCGAGACCCCACTTTTGCTTAAGGAGCCGGGACAGCTAGGTAATGTTGATTTTTTGAACCCCAACGGAACAAGAAATCCCAGCATCAAGATGAAGGGTAATAGAGAATGACGCAGATACCTAGCTATCTTGATCTTCCTGTTGGCCCTACCCCAACACCGAGAATGATCAGCGAGGCTACTCCTGAGAAAGAAGATCTCGGCACCCCCTCATTCATGGATGTGTTTGAGGATGTGACTATTGCATCCCGTATAGTTGATTACTTCTATCGACCAAGCAAGAGAGATCCTAACTTCAAGATCAGTCCTAATTTTCTTGAAAAGTATGGGAGAAACCTGCCCGCCAACCTTGTTGAAAAACTGGCCGACTCTGAGAGTGAAGAAGAGTTTCTGTATCGCTACCGGACCATAAGAGACCGACTTAAGACCCAACAAAAGCTGGCTGACATGGGCCTCACAGGTATGGCATACCAGTTTGGGGTCGCCATGTTGGACCCTGCTTTCTTGGTTGCCGCTCCTGTAGCGGGGCTGGCGATTGGGTCAAAAGCAGTTGCTACTGGTGTCACAGCCACAAGGACCGTCAGAGCCCAAGCAGCTTTGAGGGGTCTGGGCATATCTGCGGCTGTAGATGTCCCCCTAGAAGGTGTCAGATTGGTAATGGACCCTCTGACTGATGGTGAAGATTTTGTCATCAACACCCTAGCCTCTATGGGACTGGGAACCGGACTTTCTGCGGCCTTCCCCACCATGGCTGGATTCAAGAGCGGGTGGAAAAAGCAAGTTGAACTTGAGCGCATGAGGATTGCCGCTGATGTTGAAAAGGCAAACTTGGATGAAATGCTGGCAGCAATTACCCCCGAGAATGCCGCAAACATAAAAGAAACTGCCCAACGAAGAGGGCTGGATACTGAAGGCAAGGAAACTGGGGAGATCGTTAGAGAACTGATGGCCCTAGAAGCTCGTATAGGCCCCGGAACTATGGGGCCTTTCCTGAGTGAAGAGGGCACTACGAGGTATATAAACGGTCTTTCAAAGAAGGATCTATTCGCTGAAGCTAAGGCTAGAGGGATTGAAACCTCTCGATTAGTCACTCCTTCAGCAGGAAAGTTCAAATACCAACCCGCCGTTGTGGATGTAAACAAAAAGATTTACTATCACGGAACGGGGACTCTTAATCTTTCCAAAGAAACTATCGATCCATTTATGACCAGAATTGATGGTCTGTTTGGTTCAGGGTTGTATCTGACCGATGATATAGATGTGGCCAAGGGTTACGCTAAAAGTCGGGGAAAGAAGAGTGGAACGCCAACGGTTTACGAATTGAACCTCAACACTCAAAAACTATTAGATCTTGAGCAGCCTCTTAGCTCTGATGAAGGAAGGTTGTTTATTGACGCCCTCCATGAAAACGAGTTCTCTGTGACCAAGAGTCTCGATATGGAAGACTTTGAAGACACCCTAAATTCACTCAGAAAGAACAAGGATGCCACAATTTCTGATGCCTATAGGGCTTTCACCTCAGAAGTTCCAAGTGACGTATTGATGGACGAAGTAGGTGACGCTGTAGGCGACATGATCGAAAAGCTCAGGGGCCTTGGTTATGAAGGATACACCCACATTGGCGGTAAGATTGTGGGCAAAAAGAAGCACAATGTTCTGATCCTGTTCGACCCCAGTGATCAAGTAATGAGGTCCAGACGGAACCCAATCAATACTATGGAATACACCGGGGGTAATTTCAAAACTCCCAAGAAAGTTCCTCGATCAGTTAAAGAACTTAGGGAAGAACTTATTGCCGCTCGGCGAGATGACTTTGAGATTGATAACCAATCGGTTGCGGCAATGATCACAGCCATCAATGAGTCCAGCGATGAACTCAAGGACCAACTCAAGTTGATGAGGTTTTCTGTTGAGGACTATGCCAAAGAGTTGAGTAAGGAAATACCCAAGGAAAGCATCTACTCAAAGTTCATCAACTCTGGTCCCAAGTTGAAGCCACTGGCAGTCATGGCTCGGAGGTCAGAGAACGAGCGAGTGAGAGACTTCTTCTCCATACTTGTTGAAGACCCGACCGGCAGTCCAAGAATTGATATTGAGACTGTTGTGTATGCAAACCGCCAAACAGCAATGGGGAACTACCAGAAGGCGCGGCTGGCTATTGAAAGACGTAACGGCAGGAAAGCTCTCAAGGACTTTGATGCGAATGTAGCTGAGGCCGTTAGGACAGGAAAGAAGCTGGATGGGCTGGAAGGAAAGGCTGTTCAAGCCGTGCGTGAGTTCTTTGGAGGACTTGCGACCTTTGCTGAAGAGTCTGGTATTGCAGGATTCAGAAACTTTGTGGACAACAACTATGTCCCACGACGTGCTGTTGCCCGAAAGGTCAATGAAGCCATTGAAAAGTTCGGTGAAGTTGAGGTCAGGAGACTACTGACTAACGCTCTCAGAGCTAACAACCCCGACATGGCTGATAAGAAAGTGTCTGCTGTTGTCAACGGTTGGTTCAAGTACTCTCAGGATCCTAATGGGTATGTCAATGCCCGTGTTACTGGGAAGAACAGCCAGCAGAAACTGGATGCTATGAGAAGGGTACTCAATAGGTCCAAAATCACTAAGGATGAAGTTGAAGAGATATTGGACTTCTTCATCCCCAAGTCAAACGACCCCCATCTGGGGATGACTAATAAAAGGATCAACTTCAACGAGGCAACAGCTATTGAGGTAGCCGGTAAGGGTGTCCTGAAGTTCTCTGATCTACTTGATAACGACATGACCCTCTTGATGGAGCAGTACGCCACCCGTGTGCTGGGTTCAGCAGAACTCACAAAGATGGCAAAGGCTCTTGATATTGATGTTCAGGGCACAGGAGCCACGGTTCCTACCCGGCAGGACATGATTGCATGGATGGAAAAGGGTGAAGGCGGTCTCAGTGATGAGATGAAAGCAGGGTTCGAGGTGGCATACAACGCCATCATGGGATTGTCCCAAGGTAACTTGAGTGACAAGAGCAGAAGGGCACTCAGATTCCTTCAGGATTATGCGTTCATCCAATCCATGGGCAACGTAGGGGTTGCTCAGTTGCCCGAGCTTGCCAACTCCACTATCTCTAACGGTCTCCGAGCGACGCTTCAATCTGTGCCTAGACTGCGGAAGCTAGTCAGACAGGCAGCGAACGGCCAACTCAGTGATGAAGTCCTTGAAGAGATTGATTCCTTTGTGAGAGCGGGAGACATGCTCGATGAAGGATTTACTAGGTCCTACAGGGTCCACGAAGATGTGGGTTTTGAAGAATCTGGACTTGGAGATGTTGGATCGGGGATAAGAAGAACAGGCAAAGCCTTCATGAAAGGTGCCCGGACTGTAGCTTCGGGAGCCCCAGTAAGTGTGGCGGGACGCGGCTTGACTCTGAACCCATTCGGTATTGGACCGATGGATGAGCTACTGAGAAATGGTCATGTCATGGCAACCCTGCAAAACTGGGTGAACATGGCGTATCGGGTCAAGGACGGAAAGAGGGTTACCAATAACTTCTGGTCTAAGTCCAGAAAGAGATTTGAATATCTCGGGTTTACTGACGAAGAAACCGACACCATTCTCGAAGCACTGGCGGATCCCAATGTAACTCCTATCACGAAGGGGTTGCTGGGAAAGAACATTGTCAAGCTCAACCTGTCTGCAATGGATGATGGTCTGAGAAACAAGCTGGTATTCGCTCTACGACGAGATCTTGATCGTGTCATTCAACGCAACAAGATCGGCAACTTGAGCCCGTGGATGTCTCATCCAATGGCTAATGTCTTTCTACAGTTCAGGAAGTTTGCCATCAACGCCACCAACAAGCAGTTGGTGTACAACCTCCAGATGATGGATGGCAAGGCTGGAGCAACTTTCCTGTCAACAGCCCTATTGGGAACTCTTGGATACATAATCACTACCGAGATTGGTGCGACTAAGTTCAGTGGCAAGGAACTCAGGGAATATAAAGAAGAGGCATATGGGTCAAAGGAGTTCATTGGCATAGAGGTTCCCAAACTTATGATTGCCGGTGTAATTAGATCCGGTATGTCCGGAATCATTCCAGCCGTCGCAAGCCCTATATCCCAGATAATTGATCCTGAAGAAGAAGACATATTCAATACCTACAGGACATCTGGGTATGGTGTGAACCTGTTCAGTTTTGATAACACGCCCGGTGGGGCACTGATTACGGGAGGATATAGGTCCAGCAAAGAACTGATCGCGGCTGCGCTCAACGCCGTGTCAGGAGGACGTGTAGGCAATGAACTCACTGAACCAGAGCTTCGGGCGATCTTGAGGCTCATCCCTATGAGGAATACCATTTTCATCAACGAGTTGAGTAAAGCACTAATTGAACAAGCCAACCTTCCCGAAAGGCAGAAATAAGGAAACGTCATGCCCAATAGCTACCACGACATCATCTACACCAACCAGACGAGCGTGTCGTTTACAAATACTGATCTGAAGTATCTTGAGACTGCTCACCTGACTGTTGTGGCTGCAAACACCTCTTCTGGAGACTCGGTGACCTTCACCGGTACCAGTTCTCCCGGCTTTACCACCTCAGTCATATCGGGAACAACCACCCTTGATTTGAGTGCCATCACTTCAAGTTTCCCTGCCGGGACCAATAGAATAAGAATTCAGAGAGTTACTCCCTCCACAAATCTCCTTACCAACTTTGTGAACTCATCCCTGCTCCGTGCTGAGGATCTCAATCAGAACTCTGAGCAGCTTCTGTTTGTGCTTCAGGAGCAGCTTGATGCCGGTACAGGATCCCTGCCCCTCACCGCCACCGACGAATATGACGCAGGCAACAGAAACATTATCAACCTGAAGGATGGTGCCTCAGATAAGGATGCCGTAACCCTAGGTCAAGTTTCTGCCTTTGTTGCGGGTATTTCGAACGCCCCCAGCGTCCCTCAGGTTTACTCATTCCAACTCGGCACAGCAAGCACCGGAACCGAGGTGGGCAGTGACACCACATTTACTCTTAATCCCGCCCCATCTAGCAATGTTGACGGAACATTCATTGTGGAACTTGCTGGTGTTATTCAGCATCCCACGGTGGACTTCACAGTGGCCGGTAACATCCTAACCATTCTGGGCCGAACCGATTTAGACACCTCTGGATTCAACGGCACCAAGCTGATTGTTCAAAACTTTGGCCTCTCTAGGAATGTCTTTAACTTCCCGGCTACCGGAGAAGCTGCCAACAACACCGAAACCCCCCTTACTCTTAAGGGTGCAGCCAGTGGTGATAACACCGCCATGCTGAAGGTGACTGACTCATCTAATAATGAGAACACCAGCATATCTGCTGGGGGCACTCTCAAGGCCAAGGTGATTGAACCTATTACTTCGAGTACTTTGGCGGTAAACCCAACCACCGTTACCACTACCGGGGCTGTTATCTCAGGAGGAGATCTGACGGTTGGAAGTGGGTTCTCAGTCACTCAATCAACTGGCGATGTAACAGCCAACAAGGTCACTATCAGCGCCGGTAGTCCGGAGACCTTTGAAAGCAACCTTGCAGTCCCCAAGTCGTATGTGGACTCCAATGGAGGACTGTCCGGAGCCGGACTTGCCCCTGATCAAGACCTTAATTTGCTGGTTACTCCTCAGCGTGTGACTGGTGTAATCCCGGGGGACCCTGCTGCTAAGAACTACCCTTCAGGTGTTACATCAGGAGAAAAAGTTATTCTCTTGGTCAATCGACTTGGGGGGACCAGTTCCACCGTCATATCACAGGAACTTCTGGTCTTTTCCTCTCTGATTCAACTGACTTTTAAGTACATCAGGATGTTTGATGGGACAAGTTTCACTGAATGGTATTTTGATATTCAGTCAAGTCATTCACTCAATAATTTGTCTGCTGCAACTGGCGACTACAGCATGGGCAGCAACAAGATCATCAATGTATCTGACCCGTCTTCTGCACAGGATGCATCTACTAAGGCTTATGTGGACTCACAGAAAACACGTAAGGTACTCGGAACATGGGTAGGTGATGGAGGTGGAGTCCTGAGCGATGCTGAATTTACTCCAGCTGAGGGGGATTCTTTCATGAATTACCAAAAGCTGGAATTGGAGTTTGAACATGTGGGCCGTAAAGCTTCTGGCTGGCCTACTAACACTTTGTTCAGAGATTCACTGATTAGTCTCGGTCTATACCAGTCGAATCCCGACAGTACAGGCACATTCGTACCGGGGTTCGACAGGATGGGATACGGAGCGGGGTCGCCCGGTCGTTTCGGCTACGAAGTTCAAGATTCGGGCACTTATCAGTGGAACTCGAATAGCGCCAATTATGGAGAGACACTACGCCTCGCAGTGTTCTCTCACGAACCAACCGGGGTTGGCGAGGATGCCCACTTCTACGGTTCAGTTTGTATCTACCCTAACTATGTTTGGGAACGATTTAACACCGTTGGTCAATATGTAGTAATGGCCGCTCACTGGCAGTTGTTTAACGATGGAGGAAACTTGACGAGGGTCGGACCCGACGGCTCGACGGTCTTTAATCCACCAAACACAACAATTGCCAACCGAAGGACACGCTGGTACACCAATACAGATGGAGTGTGGCCTACTGCCGCTCCGTCTCTCGATAAAATGGTGCTTAGGTTCCAATCAATGGCAATTACTGGAACTCCGCGAACACTCAATGAGCATTTGCAATTCACAGACGGCAAAATCACTCTTTACGGCTACACTCACCAGTAAGCATCAACACCATCCATAAGAAAGAAAACTTACCATGGTTACTCGCGTAAGCCAATCAATGATCTCTGGGAAAACCTCTGGGACACCTGATCTTTCTATAGGAGATCACGCAGGAGATATTGTCGATCTAGGAACCTACAACGATGTTAACAACGTCATTGACCCCAAGGTTACCCAAGGTGGTGTGCAACTGGGAGGGAGTGGGGCAGCAAACCTGTTGAAGGATTATGAGGAGGGAACTTTCACTGCAACAGCTACTCCCGGGACTTCGGGAACTATCACACTGAATGATGCGACCCTGAGTTACACAAAGGTGGGTCAGCTTGTGTTTGTTTCTGGCAACCTAACCATTACATCGCTGAGTAGCCCAGTGGGTTCCATCAACATTGGTGGCCTGCCCTTCACGGCCTCTGTCGATGCGATGGCGAATGTGAATATCCAAAACCCCAGTTCAGGTGATATCTCCTTTTCAGGATGGCTACTCACAACCCACAACAACATCCTCAAGATTTATGAGAATAGCGGGGTTCAGCCAGCAAACTCAGCGAACTTGCTGCAAACAACTTCAACCATCTACATCTCATTGACATACATAACCGGACAATGAAATGGACTCGGATAATCAAATACTCATTGCTTTGGGACGCCTTGAAGGAAAGGTTGATGCCCTGATCTCAAGGCAAGCAGTTCATGATGAAGAATTGCAGCGGCATGATGTACGTCTGAGAAATCTTGAACAAGGAAGGTCGTGGCTACTGGGGGCTGCTGCTGTCGTAGGTGCCTTAGTTTCAGTTATTTCAAACAAGATTGGGTGGTAGTCATGGCAAAGCCTAGAAAGGGAAAGGCAAGTCTCAAGCTTTACAAAGACCCCAAGACAGGCCGTACCCGTCGAGTTTCATATGGTCAGGCTGGCAGAGCCAAAGATGGTGGGCCACGCATACGGCCGGGAACCTCAAAGGGTGACAGCTACTGCGCTCGGTCCTTGGGCATCAAGAAGAGGTTGCCCAAGAGCAAGCAGAATGATCCCAACACCCCAAACAACCTTTCCCGTAAGAAGTGGAAATGCGTAGGAGCTAAGAGTAGACGATGAAAGAAATACAGAACCAACTACACCAAGTACTAGCTGAAGAACTATTGGCTCGGGTTCAGACCGGGGAAGCCACGGCATCAGAACTCAATGTTGCCCGACAGTTCCTCAAGGACAACGGCATCGATGGCACTGTCAAGCAAAGTGACCCCCTTTCCAACCTCGCCAAAGTCCTTCCATTCACCGATGAACCCAAGGAAGCTATCTGATATGTCCAAGAAAAAGCTCAAAGTAAAGGGCGCACAGCCCACCAACCCTGCCCTGTATTCAAGGGTCAAAGCTGAAGCCAAACGCAAGTTTGATGTGTATCCTTCTGCGTATGCAAACGCATGGTTGGTAAGGACTTACAAGAAGCGGGGAGGAGGGTATAAATCATGAAGAAGCTCACACCAAGACAGAACGCCACTATGAAGAGGCACTCGAAGCATCACACTAGAAAGCACATGGCGCTTATGCGCCGTCTGATGATTCAGGGCAAGACGTTCACTGAAGCTCACAAGTCCGCGATGAAGAAGGTAGGCAAGTAATGGCTAAGTCCCGTGGTGGTCTCACCAAGTGGTTCAAAGAAGAGTGGGTAGACCTCAGGACGGGCAAGCAATGTGGACGCTCCGGTGAGGAAATGAGCACTCGCAAGTATCCTGTTTGCAGGCCCAAAGCTGTTGCAAACAGAATGTCAGCGGCTCAGAAAAGATCTGTAATCGCCAAGAAGAAAGGTCCCAAGCCCATCAAATACCCCATCACTGCATCCGGTAAAAAGCGCCTTCAGATAAAGAAGTAAACGTATGGAAATACCTGAAGAGATCAAGGACTTCCGAAACTTCTTATATCTGTGCTGGGCACATCTAGGTCTCCCGGACCCTACCCCGGTCCAATATGACATTGCTGACTATGTACAGAATGGCCCCAAAAGAAGAGTCATCGAAGCCTTCCGAGGGGTCGGAAAGTCATGGATTACTTCAGCATATGTCTGTCACCAGCTTCTGCTGGACCCCTCGAAAAACATTCTGGTGGTCTCAGCATCCAAAGCAAGATCGGATGATTTCTCGACATTTACCCTCAGGTTGATCCACGATATGAGCATTTTGGAGCATCTTCGCCCCAAAGAGGATCAAAGGAATTCAAAGATTGCTTTTGACGTTGGCCCTGCCCCAGCATCCCATGCTCCCTCCGTGGTGAGTAAGGGGATCACCTCTCAGATCACTGGGTCCCGGGCCGACCTGATCATTGCTGATGACGTTGAGAGTTTGAACAACTCAGCTACCCAGATGATGAGAGATAAGCTGCTGGAGTCCATCAAGGAATTCGATGCTGTCCTGAAGCCAGAGGGAGAGATTATCTACCTCGGAACCCCCCAGACCGAGATGAGTATCTACACCCACTTAGCCGAACGTGGATACACCATTCGCGTCTGGCCCGCTAGGATCCCGTCTGAGCCACAGGAAACTAGGATGGGGGCTACCCTTGCCCCAATGATAAAAGCCCTCAGAGAGGGTTCTAAGGGCCTTAGAGGAGATCCTGTTGATCCCATCCGGTTTAGTGATGAGGATCTTCTGGAACGAGAGGCTTCCTATGGCCGCACTGGGTTTGCCCTCCAGTTCATGCTGGACAGCACACTGAGTGATCAGGGTAGATACCCCCTCAGGCTCACGGATCTATTGGTAATGAATATCAGTGGAGACATGGGACCTGAGAAGGTTGTATGGGCTCCTGATAAGGACAGGGCTGTCAACGATGTCCCATGTGTGGGGATGGCTGGAGATAGGTATTACACCCCATTTGAGGTGGCTAATAGCTGGCAGAAGTTTACTGGGTCCGTATTAGCCATTGACCCCTCAGGACGAGGTGCTGACGAGACGGCCTACGCCGTTGTGAAGATGCTGAATGGATATCTGTTTGTCACTGATGCCGGGGGTATCGAGGGTGGATACGAGGACAAGGCCCTCCAAAGGCTGGCCCAGATAGCCAAGACCGAGCAAGTGAACAAGGTTCTTATTGAGAGCAACTTTGGTGATGGTATGTTCACTGCACTGCTAACCCCTGTACTGTCAAAGGTTTACAAGGTCAGCACAGAGGAGGTCAGGCACAGCACACAGAAGGAAAGACGTATTATTGACACGCTTGAGCCTGTCATGAACCAGCACAAGCTGGTTATCAACCGCAAGGTCATCGAGCAGGACTATGACAGCACACGCCATCTACCCCCTGAGAAGGCCCTGAAGTACCAGCTTTTCTATCAGATGAGCAGGATCACACGATCCAAGGGGTCACTGGCTCATGATGACAGGCTGGATGTACTGGCGATGGCTGTGAACTACTGGACTGAGCAGATGTCACAAGATGCTGACCGACAAATGGCAGCACGAAAGGATGCCCTGCTCAAAGATCAGCTAGAGAATTTCATGGACCATGTGGTCGGTCGTAAACCACAGCCAACAACGTGGTTCTGAAGGGGTCCCTATGTGGCTATGAAACATAGCTGGGGCCGATGGACTCATGAAGACTCAAGGAAAGTATTCATGACAGGTCCCCCGAACTCCTTATGGGGGGTTTGGGGGGCCTCAGGATCTATAAAGATCTAAGGAAAGTTAGTAATAAGAACTATTAGAAGGAGTCTTATATGCCTCACCAAAGAGGACATGCTGTAGGTCCCCCAGCCACACCTAGAGATGCTGGCAGTAGCGAAGATAACAGGCGAAGGAAGACCACTCCTACCCGTAGACGAAGGCGTAAGGGTAAGAGACTGATGTCTACTGAAGATCTGCTCATCAAGAAGGGTGGAAAGTATTAATGAAGTTGGTTGCTGTCACATGGACCGATACTGTTGGTCATCCAGACAATGATGCTTGGATGACCAAAGATGAGGCCATGGATATGAAGCCAGCATCAATGACAACCGTTGGGTATCTTTTGGTACATAACGAAGATTACATCACAGTTGCCTCTACAAAGAGCGTTGATGAAAAAGACGATTGCTTTGGTAATGTCAACGCGATTCCTAGAGCATGTATCACTGCTGTTGTTGCCCTATGTGACCTCGATAGCTGTGATCCTAACCCCCAGAATTATTTTGGTGAAAAAATCTGACAGGCTTATACTACAGCAGGCCGCGACGATACCCCCCATGGCCCCCTACTTGTAAACGCTTGTTGCTTTAAACGCTCGTTGCTGTCACAGCCGCTGGCACGGCACCCCGCCATAGGTCCAGCAGCCCCGATCCCAGCGGATCCGGGATCCGTTCCCCGGGGAACACACCCTAACATTCACCGAACACGTTGTCGCCCTAACAGAACCCGAACATGGTTCTGGTGGGGCGTTTA